GTGAATAGTTGGATCGAGTGTGTTTTCTCGCTCCGGCTTAAATATCGTAGTGCCGAAGTAATCTTTCAGAAGAACGTGTAGTCGGTCCTTACGCTCCAGAGTACCTGACAATCCGATCTTGTAGCGTGCATAGCAAGCATTTACTACCTTTGCAAAAGTGCGGCTAGGAGCGTGATGGACTTCGTCCATAATCACCGTACCGAAGACCTTAGCGATCTTAGTAATGCGTCGCTCAAGTGATGCTACGTTGCCGATGACGATAGGTGTCGATGTGTTCTCGTGACCATCTCCGATCAGTCCAGGCTTAAAGCCAAATACCTTTTGTACCTCGGCCGCCCACTGATGCATTAGTGCAAGCGTGTGAACGATTACGAGAGTCTTCTGTCCTAGCTTTATGGCCAGTGCCAGAGCCATGAACGTCTTGCCCCAACCTACCTTAGCGTTAATCAGGCAGTTGTCGTCAACTTGATCGTAAATCTCTTGCTGGGACGCACGTAACTCGCCATTAAATTCTGGAAACTCCTCCGGCGCCAGGAATCTCTTATCTACTATAGTATAGCCTTGCGGGATAAGATCAGTTCTACCAATTGGAAGAGACAGAATCTCAGGCCGAAATACGCTATAGTTTTGTACGATCATGGGCGGACCATCGCCGTACGTTGGTATTCTGTAGGTTAGCTCTTCGCGTATGCTCTTGCTGAGCGCAGGCGTTACTTCTAGGAAGATTCTATTACTTAAAACTGCTTTCATAATTTTGTTAAAGTAGGGCGGCGTTAACCGCCCTACTCCTTACTCCCCGTACTTAGCGCGAAGGTAATTCTTCACGAGCGGACCGCGAACTACGTCGTCTAGTCCAAACTGCACAAAGTCAAAGTCATTCATCTTCTGGAGCACTGCGTTAAATCCCGCAATACCAGTCTCCTTAGGCAAGTCTGCCTGATGAGTATCTCCGCAGAAGATAATGCGATTGTTATCGCCCTCTACGCGAGTGATGATAGACTCTAGCTCGTGAAAGGACATGTTCTGATACTCGTCCACTACGATAACGGCGTCACACAAGTTGATGCCTCGAATGAACGAAGTAGTCATAAATTCGATGATACCCTTAGACTCAAGCTGGTCATAGGCGTCTGCACGCCCAAACAGCTTCGTCACAATCTCCTTGATAGGAGCCTTGTAGACCTCGGTCTTTTCTTTCTCATCGCCCTTTAGAAAGCCAATGTTGCGCGTAGCTACAGCGCTACGAATATAAACCAGACGGGAGAACTTATCCTTGACCAGAACATCTTCTAGTCCTAGATAAGTACCTACGAACGTCTTACCTGTACCCGACCAACCGTGGGCTACGAGATGCTTATTTGAATCAAACATAAGTGCCTGATTCTCAGTAAGTGGCTCGATGCGCTCTAGGTTAAAGTTAACCCGGTTAGCTGTTCTACGCGCTTTCTTTTTTGTGTGCATTTTACTCCGTTATACTCGCCTGTAAGTATCCTTGGTAGGCTGACTTACATAGTCGTAGAGCATCCATGGGGAAGGACCTAGGTGAAGTACCCTAGCCCATCCTGGATTACCGAGAGGAGGCCTCGGAATGGTGAACGGGAACGAGACTCCGTCCAACCACATTAGTGAGGCACTCTCTTTCAAGTCTATTCGCTGAATCTTGTAGCAGCTAAGCTTGCTGCTCAAGGTCTTCTCATAGACGAACGGTTTGCCTCGGCTGTCAATGAAAGCTTTGTGCTTTGCCTGTAACAGCTCGTATAAACTTGTCACCGCCTTACGAAGCGGTAACAAGTCCCGTCGGCCGCATTGTAACCGACGTATGCCTAGCGTTTTGCCGGGCATGTTCTTTTCATCCACTACTCTGCCGTCTAGAAATAGTACTCCGTCCTGCTCAAACCAGTTAGAGTTTGGAAGCGGATAGAGAGGATACGACAGTTTCTGAAATTCCTTGTACGTTAGACTCACACTGAAAAGTCAAGCCCAATCTAGGATAGGGCGCTTCTCGGCTTACGGGTCGAGGTCCGTGAATGATATTAGATTTGAATAGGATAAACTTTCCAGGAGTTGGAGCAAAGGCTTTGAGGATTTCGCCGTCTTCAACAAGAACCGTTTCCCCTCCCCAGTTAAGGTCCCAGTGCTCATTAAGGTAGATAATGGCAGTCCAGGCCGTATCAGATTCACAGTCTTTGTGGAGCCACGAGCTATCTCCATGAGCAAAGAGATTGCAAATCGTTCGTCCTGGTACCAGGTTAAACCCATCCTCCTTGAACGAGTAATCGAGCATATCCCATATTCGTGCAACTTCACCCTCCAAGGGCGGGTAGGCCGCCCAGTGTCTGTACGGCTCCTTGGGAGCGCCGGACCACCCGACTAGCTCCCAAGGCATGTTCTTCATCAGCACCTCATTCCACGTCTTGATCGTGTTATGAGGCACTTCGCCGATGTACTCCTTATACTGCGTGTTCTGCATCCCAAGCCGCCTCGTATTTCTCGTACTTGTTGAAGCTGTAGTCGTCTCCGACTTCGAAGTCACATCCAATCGGGCTGCCCGGAATGGACAGTCCGCGATCCCTCTGAACAAAGCCGCGAAGAGTATCGCAGTAAAGCTCAACCTGATCCTCACGAACCTCAGCTAGAATGGAGTCATGCACAAGAGCGAAGATCTTAGCATCCACTTCTGGATGGGCGTCCAGCCAGTGCTGCATCTCGATGCCGGACAGAAGGTTAACGTCGCTAGCAACCGACTGAACTAGGAAGTTAATCCCAGACCGCGTCGTGTGTCCGGCAATGCCGGAATCGGACGAAAACACGTTAGGCAGACGACGCTTACGACCGAAGAAGCTGTAGACGAAGCCCTGCTTTGCAATCTCGGCCTTGTTGTCGTCGATCCACTTACGCAGGCTCTTGAACTGCTTAAAGTAGTCGCTGATGTACTCCTGAGCCTGATCCTTCGAGCAGTTAATGCCCGAGTCCTTAGCAATCTGCGAAGCGATCTTAGACGGACCGGCCTGATACATGATGCCGAAGGTAATCGCCTTAGCTGCCTGACGCAGCAGAGGATAACGCTTCTTGACTTCTTCTACAGGACAATCAAGATTAAACACCATCTTAGCGATGGTACTGTGGAAGTCACCGCCGCTGGAGAAGACTCGCATAAGGTTCTGATCCTTTGCGAGAACCGCCGCGATATAAACCTCGGCGGTGGTAAGGTCCATCGATACGATCTTGTACCCCGGACGAGCCTTGATGCAGCCCTTTACAGCGTTAGTGTAGCCCCAAATCTTCTCGCCAGTCTCCTTATCCTCGGACGTGTTGTCGCGAGGTAGCTGCTGCATGTTCAGCTTGCCCGATGACGAGAGTCGTCCCGAAGTCGTACCGTGCAGATTGAAGTTCGTGCGAAGATGCAGGTCCTTGTTCAGCTGCGGCAGAATCTTGTCAAGATACGTGTTCTTGATCTTTGATTTCTTGCGAATGTCGAGAATAAGCCTAGGAACAGGATGCTGCTCAGCAAGCTCCTCTAGAACCTCCGCGTCCGTAGAGTCCGCACCAGTTCCGGTCTTCTTACCCGTCGGCTTTAGCTTTAGGTGGTCAAACAGCAGGCTACGAAGCTGCATTACTGAACCCGGATTAAAGGTAAAGTTAGCGTCACCCTTTTCCTCGCCGTACGCCTTCTCAAACTTACGAATGATCGGATTCTCGTACATCTTCTGTACGGCATCGTCAATGTCCGACTGCATCATGATCTGCGCCTTGCGCAGACGATCAGGATCAAACGGCACGCCGTTATCCTGCATCTTCTCTAGGAACGTGCTGCCCGGAATGAGAATGTTGTCGTAGACCCAAAGCAGCTTTGGATTCTTCATGATCGCAGGCTTGAGAATGCAGTAGATCAGGAAGGTTACGACGGAGTCGATTGCAGCGTAAGTCTTGATGATATCAAACGGAATAAGATCAAACGTAAAGTCGTCCTTAAGGATACCGTGCTTCTTCTTGTAGTCGTCGATGAAGTCGTACATCGGCTGCTCGTAGTCGCCGTACTTCGTGTGCTTCAACGCAAGCTGCTTTAGACCGTGAGTACCTGGGTTTTCATCGATCAGATAGTGAATGAGCATCGTATCTTCGTAGTTGGGAAACTCCCAGCCGAAGTGATACGAGAGCATCGCGCGGTCGAACTTGGCGTTGTGAAAGACTACGGTCTTTTTATACCAGAGTTCCTGCAGTAGTGCACTGACGGCTTCTGTGATGCAATCACTGAGGATATACGCTCCATGATCTCGCTCATAGCAGAGGCTGATCCCGAGAACATATCCGTCTCTAGGATAGAGGCAAGTTGTTTCTGAGTCGAGAGCGACAAATGGGTTTGGTGAGTCGAGGGCCGCCTGTACGTACGCGAGCGCCTCACTTTCCTCTGTAATTCCGTAAAATCTGTCATTGCTGTAGTTTGCCGCCTGTGTCTTGCCGGTGACGAAGTCAATCAAGGACTTCTTCGAGTCCTGCCAAAGCTTATTGGCCTCAGGCTTGAACGCAATCATAGCCGGATTGATGATCGGAATGAACTTCTCGTCTACAACCTTGCCGCTGTAGTCGCTGATAGAGCCGTTCTTGGTGAAGTACTTAAAAGCATCCGCTCCGACCAGAATGATCCACTCGTAAGCGTCTACGTCAATATCAATATCGACGTCCTTCTTTAGTACCTTCTTGATGTTTCGATCCGAGCAGAGCGCGTACTGATCGAACTCAAATGCGTCTTCGAACGCTTCCTTGAAGTTCGTGCGGCTAGGCTTGGTTTCTACGATTGCAATATTAGCCATATAAGGCCTCCTTTAGCTTGAGCACTTGTTGGGCTGTCAACTCACCCGCATCGTTAACGCCTCTAGGAAGCGTTACTGTTCTAGTTGTCATTTCAAGTGATTCGGAAAGATCGACTATCTTTTTTGCAGCTTCGGCGCCTGCGTCATCATTGTCGAACAGAATGTCGATACAGGTGACTCCCTGAACCTTGAGCAGCGTCAGCTTTTCCTTCGTTACCTTACTGGTACCAAATGAGCAAACTACGTTCTGCAGTCCCTTGTCGTATAGGTTCATCATGTCGAAGATACCCTCGACCAGAATAACGCATCCTAGTCGCGGAGTAACTCTAGCCGGAAACAGGGGGAACTTACTTCCCGGTGGTGTTATCTGATATTTAGGTGTCTTTTCAGGAGAAAGCGCTCGTCCGTTGAAACCGAGAATTTTGCCGGAAACGCTCCTGATAGGAAATACAACCCGACCAATGTAATCGTTGTCGTGGTGTTCAAAAGCCTCAAAGTGCGAATAAGTCTGTTCACTAATGTCTCTCCATTTTTTGTTGAATGGTACAGCGCCTTTTGGCATCTGTAGTCCGACGTTCTCGGCTTGCTTTAGCTGCAACTTGCGCTTAAAGAGCTCTCGCTTCTGCTGCAAGAAGTTTGCCTTCTCGTCGAAGAAGCTAAAGATGTTGCCCTTGAAGCCACAGCTAAAGCAGCCGAAAATGCCGGTTAGTCGGTCGATACGCATACTAGGGTTAGAGTCGTCGTGTTCTGGATTTAAGCAGCAGACCTTAAAGTCCTTGCCCGATGGCACGAACGGAATTTTCTTCTGCTCAAGTAGCTGCTGTACATCCATTATTCGTCATACACTCCGCTTGTTGCCTGATTTAGATCGGTTGAGTTCTTACTGACCCGAAAGCCCCCGCCTGCCTTCTTCTCATCAACAGGTGCCTCAATAGACCTAGGACCAATCCGGAGACTAGTCCAGTCCATCTCGGTCGTAAACTTCTCTTCATCGCTTGCTCCGCGCATCTTCGTGGTCGTGAAGGTCATACCGTGAACGTCTCCCTTGTGGGCTTCCAGAGTGAAAGCTGCGTCAGGAGCGTCAAGGATGCCCTTAGAGAAGCGAGCCTCTCCACTAGCATCGATCTGATACGGTGAGTAGATGGGGAACTTACGATCCTGTGCCATAGCTTTCAGAGCGTTGGATACGTAAATCTGCTCTTGCCAGTCCATGTTGTTGATGCTGTTGTTTGAGCCTGCAACACGACGAACCTTCTGAACGTAGTCGACCACCGCTAGACAAATCTCTTCGCCCCGAGCGATACGCTTGTCAACCTCGGCGTTGATGCGACCCAGCGTAAGATGTGGATCGTAGATGATATCTAGGTGAGCCGGAACCAGCTCGTGCCTCGATACCGCCGTGTGAAACTTCTCGAAGCTGCGATGCTTCATATACGCTTCGTAAGCGTCTTCGCCTTCTACGTAGCGATCGGCCCACCACTTTGCCAGCTTCTCCCACTCGTCAACGGACATGTCCTTGTTGCGAATTTTGAAGAACGGAATACCGGTTGCGATAGCTGCATCGCGCTGCAGAACCTCTCTAGACTCCATCTCGATGGTGAAGTAGAGAACCTTCTTGCCCTGCACGTTGATGTTGTGCCTAGCAATGTTGGAGCCTGTCAGAGACTTACCGGCACCTCGACGACCTCCGACCATGATGTAGTCGGTAGGGCGGAAGTTAAATCTCGCGTCAAAGTCCTCGTTGAAGCCCAGAGTAATACGCGCGTCCATTTCTTCCTCCGAGTCAAATAGACTGATCTTCTGCATTGTCTCTTCGGCAGAAGTCAGTTCGACCTTCATTTCGAGGTCCATACCAATCTGCTGGATATGACGTACTACTTCTTCGGCGGTCTCAAACGCCATTGACTGATCCACCCACTTGTCCATCTGA